TTGCTTGGCATCGAATACAAAGCCCTTGCATCGCTTGGAGTTGGCACGAATATCCAATCTTCTCAGTGCTGCATTGCAATCGATCCTGCTGTTGTAGTGGGTAGGGTTGGCAGGGATCATAAACTGAGAGTCTGACAACCTCAACCTCCGCTTGATCTGAGTGTAGGCAGAGGAGTTATCTCGCTGCTGCACTGTGCCACCTTTACCCATCGCATCGCCTGTGATCCTGATCAAGCCCATTGGAATGCTTAACGCTTCCACAGCATCGCAGAACGCATCCACGCTGCCCTTGTCGATCTTGATCTCATCCACCACTATCGCACCCCTGCCTACTTGCTGGATGACCAAAGCACATAACGGGTTAATGTTAAAATCGACTGACACGAACACAGGTAGGTTGGGATTAAGTTGGATGCTATCATCTATGTGCCTATCATCGTTCCACTCATACAAGAACGGGTTGGCAACATCATCGGCAATATCCCAATCGCCCTCAACGAATCTCTGGTATTGGATCGGAGGTAGTTCTTTGAGCGATTCAAGGTACTCGATAGGGATGTATGGGTTGTCAGTGATCTTGGATGGAATGTAACTCCACCTATCGGGCAAGGTGTTGCTGCGATACTTCTCGTAGATGATTGTTTTAACCCAATTATTAGATGGGTTGCAAGTTGCCAAGCAAACTATGGGAGGCTTGCCTTGTGCCTTATTCCAACTGCCGATCCTTTCCTGCACCTTGTAGAAGGTTGGCTCTTGCAGTTCGTTCACCTCATCCAGCCCTGCACCATTAACCTCCAAGCCCCTGAATCTATTAAGTTCTTTATCATCGTCATAACTCTCAGCCATAAAGATCAACTCACTGCCGTTGTTGAATGTTACTACGTTGGTGTCCCGATTCCAAGATCTGATCTTCTGGTCAAGCCCATCACTAAGCAATCCCGTAAAAGATGGGAAGGTGGTACGCTTTAAGTCAGGCAAACTCTTGCGGATGATCACCCATCGAGATCCTGCATAGGTCAGAGCCAGGTTAGCAAGTGTCAGAAGTAGCCAATAAGTTTTTCCACCACGTATACCGCCCCCGAACACAATAACTCGATACTCACCATTGATGGCTTGATCAAAGGCTACTGTCTGCGTTTCGGTTAGGCGGTAACTCATTCACTGCTTCGCTCTGTGCGGATGATCACCAATGGCTCGGTTGTGTTAATAGTGCTTTCACCGTTATTGCTCCATCTACCTCGCTGCCTATTCGATAGCCAGTGCTTGGCTGCTGCGGTGTCCGATGGTAGCTGCTTGTGCAGTTTAACGATCTCGCCATCCTTAGTAACTGCCTCCTCAACTATCGTAACTCCTAACGCTCTCTCATACATCGACCTTGCTACTTTGGCATCTGCATCCTCCTTCCCACGCATTAATGACTCTAAAAAGGTGGGATGGTCGTGCTTCCAATTGTGGATGGTTGCCTCGCAAATCTCAAATGCTGCTGCTATCTGCACATCACTAAGCCCAAGCAATGCGAGATTGAATGCTCTCTCATCGTGATCAGGTGTGTAGTCTGTTGGTCTGCCAGTTTTCTTTTTCATTTTGCTCTTGCTTTGCGATACTTGTCTGCTTCAGCATAGGCGATGGCAACTGCTTGATCTTGATTGTAGCCTTCGCTTATTAGCTTGCGGATGTTCATCTGAATTATCTGCTCTGTATCTCCCTGAAATAATGGCATAGCTTTATTGTTATTGACCTACAAAGATATTAAAGAATCTACAAACTGCGACTCTCGAAGCCTATTGAGGTTATGCCCGATGTCGACCATCTTCTTATACTGCGATGGATAGATCACCAACTTCCTTAACTTACCTTCAATGTACGCCATCGTGGTATAGATCTCATTGCCAGCCCGATCTTCTGCATTGACTAAGATGCCGAAGTTATACTCAGGCTTGTCGGTTGGCATAATCACCTTGTTGGTATTGATGAACATCTTGAGATCTTTATGCGTTACCGCCACCGCTACATCATACTCCCAACTTGCTCGACTGAGATAACCGAAGTAAAAGTAATTGCCCTCCATCATTGCATCAACGAAGATGCCTGCCCTGATTCTTGTTGTCATTGTGCTGCTGTTTTAATATCTCAAATTCTACGTGATGGTCAATAAACTTCTTTAGCTGATCAACTTCTTTCAATCCACAGCGAAAAGCCCATTGTGCTATCTCCTGTGCGTTCATTGGTCTTGAATCGGGAGAATCCATTAGACAAGATATTTGATAGTCTTAAAAGGCATCACATTGCTATCGTTGTAAAGATCGATGCAGTGTTCAATCACTGTTGCTATGCTCATCATAAATGCCTCCTCTGGCGTGTCTGCTCCGTAGGCTTCATCCTTCGGCAGCCAAGTGTTATCTGATACTACTTCGCCCTCCCTGATGAAGATGCCATTGAGCAAAGTGCTGTTGCCCAAGTATGGCTCTGTGGTAAATTCAAGATCGAACTCCTCACGCAGGAATGCACGTAGGCAATCCTTGCCGTTATATCCGATCTCTTTTAGTTTGCTCATCTCATCATTGGTGAGCAGTAGATTAAGTTGGTTGCTGTTTAACTGTTTCATTGTTAGAATTGTTCTTTGTGTTTAAGGTTCTTAGTTCAATATTAGTGTTATAATTATAATCCATTGAGCAATTCCAAGAAACCAATGAATTGCCTTATCTGAATCAAACAACATACATTCTAAAAAATAGGCTTTAATTATCTTCATCTTAAAATTGTGAATAGGTGTCGATGCGCTTCTTAACGGTGTCGATGAATCGCTCCATCATTGCCGAATAGTAACTGTTAAAATCTGAATGTCCTTCCTTGTTAGCCTCAAACAGCACGTACAAGGCTGCCCTTAATCTTTGGCTCGGTGTCTTGCTGCCCATCTCCGCTGCATCGATCTTCATTGCTTCAAGTAGCTGCTCATCGTTATAGTTAAACTGCTCGCCCTTGAATGCCATCACACCCACACCACCCATCCAATGATTCATAAGTTCGGTCATCTGCTCAGGGGAAAGTTCCTGAGTGCCGATGCTGATCTTGATGGTCTTATCTCGCCTCGTTGCCACCGATTCGATGGCGCAAGGTATTGTCATTAACTTTGTCATTGTGCTGCTGCTGTATTACGTTCATTAGGTATTTCTTCACTATCTCCCTGATGGCTTGCTTATGGCTGGCAGGCACTCTAAATGTGATGTTTTCGGTCTGCTCTCCATACTTAGACTTCGTGCCTGCATTCGCCCTGTAACCACCCCTTGCTTTTTTACTGACTTCCATTTCACAAAGATAGTTATTATTTGATTGTGTATTGCAAGTGGGCAGTTAAATTTAATCTTGATCTTCTTCGTCTTTTACTAACTCATAACCATCCCGATAATTTAGAATATTCACAGTTCCAAATTTATGGCATAACAATGTTAAACAGCCCGTATCTTCTAATACAGTAAACTTATCTCCATAGCTTGCGCCTTTTAACCAACAAATTAAAACATCTCCTTTATTAAAACGTGCAAATTCAGCTTTGTTAAATTCTTTAACATTAGTTTCCATAGCGTTAGGGTTCTTTATTGGTTTATTCTTTTGAATCCAAAATTCTCAGGCATCTCTGTAAAGTCTAAGCCTGCATTGGACATCAACTTCATTGCATCGAGTGTGATCTTTGCGTTGGCTATGATCTTATCGGATATGCCTATGATAGCATCAGCCCTTTTAGATTCCGATTCGATTTGCTCGTTGGTAAGTTCTTCGTCATTCAATCGCTCCAGTGCTGCGAATAGATGATCATTGAGGTCAGTTAATTTGTTCTTTGCCATTTTTTAAGGTTTTGATTTTTCTTCTTATTTTGATTTGCAGTCTTTTTGCTTCTACGATTTCGGGCATCTGCCTTGATACCTCAACCGGTATATCGTAACGGGTTGATAGCACATCCCTGATATAACAATCTTGTAGTTCTTCCCGATACTTTTTTTTGAAGTGCAGTCGCATCTTACTCAGTTTTTCTTTATTGTCAGGATTCGCCCGATAATCTTTGGAATACTGCAACTTATATTCTCTGTTGTCCTGATAATGTTTTATCGCTCTTGGCTTTGCTTCATTTCGTCCACAAGGTTTGCAGTAATTACCGATTCTGTGCTTGTTTCTTGCTTTGCTGAAGTAGGTTGGATATTCTGCAACTTCTTTGTTCTGTTTGCAGATTGGACAAACCTTATGAGTAAATGGGAATTGATTAGTTATTTCGCTCATTTGCTTTTGCAGTTAATATTAAACACAATGCACTTAATCTTCTCATCCCTTGTCAGGTGATCGAGTTTGGGAAAGTGATGCGATAGTTCGGCATCGGTTAATTGATTGAGTTTAACTAAGAACATCAGGCTCTTTGGAGTTACCTCAACAGATTGGTCAGAATGGATTATCGTCATTGAATTGATTTGATACGTGGTTAAATGCAGTTGATTCGATTGGCACTGGAAGGTAAGAACTCATTGGCTGCTGATTGGCATCGTAGAAGTTGGTAATGGTTTCGTTGTTCCTGAACTCGACAGTACCCGTTGATCCCTGCCGATGCTTCTCAAATAGATAGAATGTTTCGTTGGTATAGGGCTGCCCGTCATCATTGGATAGGTTGTAGTATGATGGTCGATAAACAAAGCACACCGTATCTGCATCCTGCTCCAATGATCCTGATTCTCTTAAGTCGGATAGCATCGGCTTCTTATCTGCCCTTTGCTCCACTTGTCGATTAAGTTGGCACAGTGCAATGATTGGGATGGCAAGTTCTTTCTGTGC